AAATCAAAGCCTCATGTACGGTATGTGGGCGTGACGCTACTAAAACTTTCCGTGTATCTGATCATGGTGAACGACTGGTAATTGGCAGTTTTGGCGTATACGAGCCCAGGTGTGTTGAACATTGGAGTCCTAAATGAAACAACATATTAGCATGCATGAACTATCTGAATTAGCTATGGAGTGTGAGCGTTCTGACTCAATTGACTGGGCTGATTTACATATCAGTGAACAAGATGCTTATCGGCTAATGGCGTCGTATGTAATTGAAATGGATAATGATGTGACTATCTTAAAGGCAGCAATCACACATTTATTGGTTGAAAACTTTGTATTAAACACACGTCTATTACGGGAATAAAATGAAAGTAGGATTTACAGCATCTGCATTTGATTTGTTGCATGCCGGGCACGTACAGATGCTCAGAGAAGCCAAAGAGCAATGTGATTATTTAATATGCGGACTTCAGGTTGACCCTAGTCTAGATCGCCCATCTAAGAATTCACCAATACAGACTATTGTTGAACGTTATACGCAACTCAAAGCAGTAGGATATGTTGATGAAATTATTCCATACGTCACTGAACAGGATCTAGAAGATATACTAAGCATGTATCATATTGATGTTAGAATATTAGGTGCTGAGTATCGTGACAAGGATTTTACTGGCAAGGACATTTGTCGTAAACGAGACATTGAGCTATATTTTAATCGTCGAGATCATAGATTTAGCTCTAGTGATCTTAGACATCGTGTATTAAAGGCGTGTGATAATAATGAAAAAAATAAAATTAATTGATGATAGTGTTGAGCTGGAAATACCAGACGGTGATCTAGCTGTTGTGGTGTCTGGTGGTGCTGACAGCGCACTACTATTGTATCTGTTGTTAAAATATTCTTCTGGAACTGTTCATGCGTTTACGTGTGCCCCAAATACCACTGGCAGGATCACAGCACAAATATCATCACGTGTGATTGAAAAATGTATAGAACTAACATCAAATAATAAAGTAACCCATTACACATGGTATACTGACTACCAAACACATGATTTACTATTTGAGCCAATTCTAAAGTTTGTAAACGATGAGAAAAAAGCAACGGCATTATACAGTGGAGTCACCGCTAACCCACCAGCTGATGTGACTTCAAATTTTGAAGTGTTAACATTACCGCAAGATGCTGTGCGAAATCCAAATATTAAACGGCCTACGTTTTATCCTACATTTAATTCATATACACCGTTTACCAATATAGACAAGCAAAAAATAGCAGATATATACAATAAATTTGGATTGATTGACTCGTTATATCCTGTTACTAGATCATGTGAAAAGGGACAAGAATTACCATTAATGTTTGGGCACTGTGGTAAGTGTTGGTGGTGCCAGGAACGCGAATGGGGGTTTTCAAAATATGTCAATCAATAAACGATGGACAGTTGAAGTACAGTCATGTCCGGAATCGGATGACCTGTTTTTAGAATTACCCGAAGAGCTACTCGCACAAGTAGGCTGGCAGATTGGTGATACTATTCACTGGCAACAACAACCAGATAATACCTGGGTATTGACAAAATCCCCCACTGATTGACTTTATTTTCTAGTTAGTTTATAATCATCGGTGATACACTCACATTTATATCTATGAAATTACATTACACAGAAGCATTCTACAGTCTACAAGGTGAAGGCAAGTTTGTCGGGGTTCCCAGTGTGTTTTTGCGCACATTTGGTTGTAACTTTAGATGTCAAAACTTTGGGTTACCTCGTGGTCGTGAGAAAGAAAAATACAATCCTGATGTCAAGCGTTTAATTGAATTAAAGGTACACGAAACTACCAAAACATTTAATGATCTGCCACTGGTTGCTACGGGTTGTGACACTTATGCTAGTATCTATCCAGAATTCAAGCATTTGGTCATGCACAACACTGTTGACGATGTAGTTGATCACTTGCTGTCGCTGACACCTAGTGGTCGATGGAGTCTAGACAACGGACAAGACATCCACCTGATCCTAACTGGTGGTGAACCGCTACTGGCCTGGCAGAAACTATACATTGAATTATTCGAACATCCCAGGATGCAGGATCTAAAAAATGTCACTTTTGAAACAAACACTACACAACGGCTATACCCAGAGTTTAAAGACTACCTCACTAATCGTGCGAAGTTTAAAACGACATTTTCTTGTAGCCCAAAACTGTCAGTTAGCGGAGAGTCTTGGCAGGACGCTATCCAGCCTATGGTTGCTTACGATTACTACACTACTCCTGGGGCTGACGTTTACCTTAAATTTGTTGTTGCTGATGATATTGATGTTGCTGAAGTTGATCGAGCTGTGGCAGAATACCGCAAAGCCGGTATCGAGTGCCCAGTCTACCTCATGCCAGTCGGCGGACGAGAAGAAGGTTACAATTTCACAGTACAACAGGTTGCGAAACTTGCAATCGAAAAAGGCTACAGATTCAGTCCAAGACTCCACATATCTTTATTCGGAAATGCCTGGGGCACATGATGATTGACGCATCAGTTTCGCAATCGCCACCCGGTGAAGACTGGGGGCTTAATCGTGCTCAGTGGTGGGGATTAAAACTCTGTTGGCTTCCTAAACGGTGCTATCTCACTGGTAAGCCTCTCTGGGGCCGACTTGCTTATCATGGCGAACGGTGGATTACCGGGCCCGGTGAGCCAGTGGTAGAGCATTACTGGATTGACAGGGATGAGTTTTTAATCTGGCGGTTAAAGCAATGACATCAATTAACATGGAGGAATCAATGAAAGATCCAAAAGTAACAGAACTAGTGGTTGAACTAGCCAAAACTGTAGCCAAGCTCAATGAACTTGATGCTCAGCTGGCGGCGGAAGGTGTATATTTTACTCTTGAGCGGTCATCAGCTACTAAACAATTCAAAGTGTCGTATCTGAAACAGACCATTGAATATAATGAAGAACTAGGGTTCGAGCCCTGATACCATCATGAAGTTTTTAAAAAAATTATTTGCCCGGGTACGTCTTAAAGACAATGCTCTTGAAAAGGAGCTAGCAACTATTAATGAAAAACCCTGGGTCAAAGTCATCAATGTACATATGGCAGACCCACGTGATCCCAGTACTGGATTCTTTGAACTAGACTGGAATGACAAATTTGTTGAAATGTTGTATAATTCTGGTTATAGCGGTCGCAACCCTGAAGATGTTGTTGATCAATGGTTTAACGATCTGTGTCGTGGTATTATTACCGACGAATACGGAAATCCAAATATTGAATAAAGTCAATGAGTTATATTTTAGTTGATGCGGCGAATATGTTCTTCCGTGCTCGTCACGTAGTGCGTGGAGATGACATTGAAACCAAGGTTGGTATGGCCCTACACATTATGTTTAGCAGTATTAACAAGGCCTGGCGTGACTTCGGGGGACAACATGTGGTGGTATGCTTTGAAGGACGAAGCTGGCGTAAAGACTACTATGTGCCCTACAAGGCTAATCGAGCAGTAGCACGTGCCGCGCTCACTGAAGCTGAACAAGCTGAAGATCAGGCGTTCTGGGCTGCCTTTGATGAATTCAAGGAATTTATTTCCACCAAGACCAACTGTACAGTATTACAGCATCAACGCTGTGAAGCTGATGATTTCATTGCTCGCTGGATTCAAAACCATCCCGACAGCAAGCATGTGATTGTCAGCAGCGACAGCGATTTTTATCAGTTGATCAACGAGCGTGTAACGCAATATAACGGTATCCAAAATCAGCACATTACCATTGCTGGAATCTTCGATGATCGTGGAAGGCCAGTCAAAGACAAAAAAACTGGAGAACAAAAAACCATCGAGTCGCCAGACTGGTTGCTTTTTGAAAAATGCGTTCGAGGCGATCCTGGTGACAATGTATTTTCGGCGTACCCGGGCGTTCGTGAACGCGGCACTAAAAACAAAGTTGGGCTACGTGAAGCGTTTACTGATCGAGAAACCAAGGGATTTAATTGGAATAACTTCATGCTACAACGCTGGACTGACCACGAAGGTGTAGAACACCGTGTTCTCGATGACTATCAACGCAACCGTGTACTAATTGATCTGACTTGCCAGCCTGACGACATCAAAGCAATTCTAGATGCTGCCATCCTTGAACAGGTACAGCGAGAACCAGTGTCACAGGTCGGTATTAAATTTATGAAATTCTGTGGCAAGCACAATCTTATCAAAGTAAGCGAACATTCGACTGAACATGCTGCTTATTTGAATTCTGCGTATACGGCATAACACTGTGAAATACCTAGCTCGACCGGTCATTGACGGTAAATTTTGGATCGTTGAAGACCAAGACAACAAAATTGGCACGCTCAAGGCGCAGGACTCTGGGTTTGTATTGTTTCTAAAGTCTGAAGATCAGAGTATTAATATCACCACTGCGGACTTTGAGCGGTTGTTTAAAGTGGTTATTACCAATAAAAGCAAAACAACCTATGCTGACGTCTATGGATATCCCACTGGGACTGAGCAGGTGTTTAACGTTGGCGCTGATGAAGCAGTACCAATCTACACTAAGTCTGAAGCCAGCTCGACATTTTACACTGCTGGCTGGTACGCTATATTTTTCCCTGGAATCAAGTGGAGCTCGGCTTTCTGCCCTAAGTTAAAGACATTAAAGTCCTATCCGTTTATTGGACCGTTTAAAACTGAATCAGATGTAAACCTAGCCATCAAACGCAAGCGTTCAGAAGTATAAGCGTCTAAAACTACATTGTTAATAAATACATATTACTGACAATGTAGGAGATCGGATGGCGAGACCAAAACCCACTATAATTTTAGAACACACTAATTCAAAAACATATCGCAGTGAGCAAATACTAAATGCTGAAGCGATCTATGCAGTGTTCTACCAGAACCAACCTATTAATCTTAGAAGTTTAAACAACTTAGTTAACTACCCTGGACCTAAATATAAAAAAGTCAGTTTTAGTAATCCTGGGCATGCGTTTAACCTCGCTGAACGATTGAACAAATTGTTTAAGACCACTGACTTCACCGTTGTCAAATTAACACAGGGTGAACAAATTGATGAGTCAGATTTCGATCCACGATCAGATATTTAACTATCTAAAAACTGAATATGGCGACGACTTAGTCTCACACCCACGGACTGTTTTCTATAACTATCAGAAAAAAGGTCTCCGCCTTACTACTCTGGGATATCGACTGATGCGCCATGATTTTATTTCATATGAATACGCAATCGATGCCGGAG